CGCCTCAAAGCCTTATATCCATCGGGCACAGACAAAACAAAACGCACCATGTGGCTGTGTCAATGCTCGTGCGGAGTCACTAAGAAAATCCGGCTGCGCGCTTTACTGCAAGGGCACGCGCGATCTTGTGGCTGCCTTCACAATGAACTCGCCTCTGCCAGAATGAGAGAGCGTGCGCCCAGAACAACCCATGGCATGTCGCAACTTCCAGAATATCGAATATGGGCCAGCATGATGAACCGTTGCAACAACATCCACGGGCAAGATTATGTCCATTACGGCGGTCGAGGGATAACGGTTTCCGATGAATGGCGAGACTTCGCAAACTTTTTCCGCGACATGGGGAAGCGCCCCAGCCCAGAACTCACTATTGAGAGGATTGATAACGATGGAAGCTACTGCAAAAGCAATTGCAAATGGGCCACAAGAAAAGAGCAGCGCAATAACCAGCGTCGGCCACAACGAAGGCGGCCAAGGCTCCAATCGCCTGATAGAGCTAGCGATAAACCAAAACGTGCCGGTCGAGACGCTAGAACGGCTCCTTGCGATGGACGAGCGCATACGCGCGACTAACGCCGAGCAACAGTTCAACGAGGCACTGTCAGCAGTGCAGCGGGAACTCGGTCGAGTCGCCGCCGACGCCAACAACCCTCAGACGCGCTCGAAGTACGCCACCTATGCCGCCTTGGACCGCGCCCTTCGACCAGTGTACACCGCGCACGGCTTCGCACTGTCGTTCGACACCGCCGAGGGCGCGCCGGACAACTGCGTGCGCGTCCTGTGCTACCTGTCGCACGCCGCCGGGCATGTGCGCACCTACAAGATCGACATGCCGGCCGATGGCAAAGGGGCTAAGGGCGGCGATGTCATGACGAAAACCCACGCCGCTGGTAGCGCGATGAGCTACGGCATGCGCTATTTGCTCAAAGGCATATTTAACGTCGCCATCGGCGAGGACGACGACGACGGCAACGGCGCTACCAGCGCCCCGCGGATCACGGAGCAGCAAGCGGCGGATATCCGTGCCTTGCTTGATGAAGTCGGCGCCGACGAAGGCCGATTCCTCGCCTTCCTGCGCCAGCGGTTCCGCGCCCAGAGCATCGAGGACATCGCCGCACCCGCCTATCGCGATGTCATCGCCGCTATCGAGGCCAAGCGCAAATGAGCGCGATCTACATTCACGACATCGAGCAAGGCACGCCGGAGTGGTTCGGGCTTCGCGTCGGCATTCCAACCGCGTCCCGCTTCGACGCTATCGTCACGCCTGCCCGTGGCGACCTCTCGAAGCAATCCGAGGGCTATATGCGCGAGCTGCTGGCCGAGTGGCTGAGCGGGAAGCCGGCGGAATCCTACACCACCGGCTGGATGCAGCGCGGCGTCGAAATGGAAGCCGAGGCGCGCGAGTATTACGCCTTCGTGCGCGACGTGGACGTATTGCGGGCGGGCTTCGTCTACGCAGACGACCGCAGGCTGTACGGATGCTCGCCTGACGGCCTCCCCGGCGATGGGCTCCTCGAGATCAAGTCCCCCGCGCCCAAGACGCATATCGGCTACCTGCTCGACGGCAGCCTGCCTCTCGACTACCGGGCGCAGGTGCAAGGCTCTCTGCTGGTGACGGGCCGGGACTGGTGCGACTTCCTGAGCTACTGCCCAGGCTTGCCGCCGTTATTGCTCCGCGTCGAGCGTGACGAGAAGTACATCGCGAAGCTGCGCGAGGGCATCGAGTCTTTTTTAACTGCCATGCTCGCCATGCGCGAAACGCTCACCGGCAAGGGCTACGCGCCAATTCGGGAGGCCTCGTGAGGCCCCGCTGCGCTCACTGCGTCCACTCCTGCGTGAGATACAACCCGCGCAGCGGCGGGTGGCGCAGGCTGTGGTGCGGCCATGAGGAAGTAGAAACCTGGGCTCCGCTGGAGGCGTGCTGGCGTTTCGACCGGCGCGAGGAGCCGCCCGCAGACGAAGAGGTGGCGCAGTGACTGTCGAAGACATGCACAACGCTGCGGCTATTCACGCCATGTCGCTGTCGTGGTGGCGGCGGTTTATCGTGCGCTTCTTGGGAACGCGCGTCACGCGGCAAACGGTCGAAGGCATCGTCGAGTATCGGGAATGGCGCGGCGTGCGCTATCTGTGGGGATTTGAGAGGACAACGCATGACTGACACCACCGAATCACAAGCCAAGGCCATCGCCGAGTCGCTGGGGTGGAATTTGCTCATCTACGATGGCGACGACAACACATCGGCATGGTGGTTTCACTCGCGATACGGACAGCTGCGCGGAGCGCGCGCACCCCGCCTCACCGACGACACAACGCTCGGCCACGCCATGTGCTACGATGCAATTGTGTGGCTAAGCAAGCGTGATTGGAAGTTGGGATACCTGCATTCGCAAGTCTGGCGGGCACAGCGCGGCGATGACGAAGCCACGCCTTTTTATAACGCGCCTGTCGCCGCCATCGAAGCGGCCATGATCCAGGAGCTGGAAAAATGATCCTCGCATGTATCCACGGCCACCTGGCGCGCTCGTGCGAAATTTGCGCCGCAATGAACGACCACGCAGAAGCCTGCCATCAGAACGAACTTTTCCGCGCCCGCATCGCCGAGCTGGAGCACGAGCGGGACGAGGCGATAGACAAAGCTATCCGCTACGACCTCGACGCCGCCGGCATTGCTCAACGCGAATCCGAATCCCGCGAGCTTATCGAACTGCGGGCCGAGGTTGGGCGATTGCGGGAGGCGCTTAAAAAGGCATGGAAAGGGCTGCAATTGGCTGAGTGCCAGTCCTTCTACCAAGGCGGATGCGAAGAATGCGAAGTCTGCACGGCACAATTTGCTGTGCGCGCCGCCCTGGCGCGGGAGGAGGAGTGATGTCCGTCCCATGCGGGAGCTGTCGGCTTTGCTGCCAAGGCGACGCTGTACGCATCTTGACCCACGAGAATTCCTCGCAGTGGCAGACAGAACCACATGCATACGACCCACGAGAGCGAATGCTTGCACACAAACCGAATGGAGATTGTATCTACCTCGATTGCTCTGGATGCTCCATCCACAATCAGCCACGCCCGCAACAGTGCGTCGAAATGGATTGCCGGAATATCTACAGGGGCATATCACTAGAAACAGCACGCATTCTCGGTGCTCGCATGATTAAGATTTGGCGGCGAGGACAGGAATTAGCGCGGGAGGAGGAGTGATGCGAATGCTCGACGACCTGCGCGACGAACTCGACGAAATCGAGCGTTGCAACGAATGGGAGTACAAATTCGTCACCGACATCATGCAACGAAAGGAGGAAACCCCGGACTACAAACTATCCTCGAAGCAATTCGAGATTTTGAATCGCATACATCAGCAATACTGCAAGAGGTGGTAACAGTGGAAAATCAGCATCAACACATCAAGGGCTATCGCGACCTGAGCGTCGAAGAAATCGGGCTAATGAACGAGATCAAAGCCAAGGGCGAAGAACTCGGCGCGCTCTTGACCAAGCTTCGCGCAACCGAAGGGCTCGACCAACGGTGGGTGAGCATCGGCCAAACCGATCTGCAAACCGGCCTCATGGCGCTTGTTCGTGCGGTGGCACAGCCGACGACGTTCTGACAGTGATCCGCCTCCTCCTCGCCACCCTCATCGCCCTGTGCCTGTGGGTGGCGATTCTGCCTGTCGTGTGGCGCGAGGTTTATCGGGATTTGCAACGGAGGACTAAGCCATGACAGAGCAACTCTATCGCGTGTGCTGGCGAACCGACTACTGGATGGAGCCTGTGTGATGGCTGCGTTCGATGGAAGAGGCGCCCCATGCTTCTAACCGCCCGAGACGTGGCCGAACGCCTGCGCGTCAGTCCGCAGACCGTCTGGAGACTGGTGGACGCCGGCAAGCTGACGCCTGTACAGTTGACGCCGCATCGCAGGGGGTGGCGGTTCACACCTGACGACGTGCAGGGGTGCGTAGAATCATGTCGATCAGAGCCCGGGGTAATTCGTTCCTCGTCGACATCAAGGTCCGCGGTCAGCGTGTTAGACAAACTGCTCGGACCTATGCAGACGCCCAAGCCCTCGAAGCGTCCATCAGAAACCAGCTCGCAAGCACCCCTGCGCGTGGTCTCGCAGACGCCCTCGCCGACTACCTGACGGGCGAGTCCACTACCCTGCGCGACGGCAAGGGTATCAAGACGAACGCCAAGGCCATCCGACCTTACATCCAGTTCGCAACCCTCGACGAAGCTCCAGACGCGGCCGCCAGGATGCGCCGGGACTGGCTCGCCGAAGGGCTCAAGCCTGCCACTATCAACCGCCGACTCGCTCTCCTGCGCCGCTTGTGCAATCTCGCGTTCGAGTGGGGGTGGACGGACAAGGCTATCGGGCGGCGGATCAAGCTGCTGCCCGAGAACAACGCGCGGCACGTCTACCTGACGCCCGAACAGGTCGAGGCTATCGCCTCGAGAATGCCCCGCGCGGGCGATTTGGTGCGCTTCTCGGCCTACACCGGCCTGCGACTAGGGGAGCTAATGCGCCTCACAGCCAGAAACGTCACAGACGGCGCCGTAGTGCTCTACGACACGAAATCCACGAAGCCCCGCACTGTCCCGGTACCGGACAGGGTGGCTCACATACTGAAAGCTATCCCATGGGCGGTCACGGAAACCGTTCGACGGGACGAATGGGAGGCAGCCAGGAAGGCGGCGGGGCTACCGCATGTCCACTGGCACGACCTGCGCCACACCTACGCCTCTTGGCTGGCTGCCCGGGGCGTTGGGGATAGGGAGCTAGGCGAATTGCTGGGGCACAGCTCGGCGTCGATGGTGAAGCGGTATTCGCATTTGAGGGCCGACCACCTGCGGGCGCGGGTGGCGGATTTGTGAGGATGTGCCCCAGACGCGGGGCACGCAAAAATTTCGGATATGACGTAAGTAGTTGATGCCCGGGGCCGGAATCGAACCGGCACGGTGTTACCCGGCGGATTTTAAGTCGTGAGGATCAAGGAACTCAAGAACTTACACGTCCCTGAATAGGCCAAATCGCGCGTAACTGCCTGTTTGATTCCCTGAGTGGGACACAAAGTGGGGCACAGCCTCACCACCCCACCGCCTCAATCTCCTCCACCGTCCGGGCTGCCTCGATGGCGACCTTGGCCGCATGGTTGCGGGCCCACACGGCCTGAGTCGCGAGCCACGCGGCTGCGGCCAATTCGGACAGTTGCGTAGGGGTCAGCGAGCGCGGCGTGTTGCCGGCGTCGAGCCATGAGACTGTCGAAGGGGCGCGCGGATCTGCGCTGAACCGCTCCAGCATGATGCTGGCCGAGGTCATGCGCTGGACGCTGGCCTCGTCGGCATTGAACGTAGCCCCCGAGAATTCCACCGTCAAGGCGCGCAGGGCCGCGTCACGGCGCTCTGTGATGCGGTCGAGCGCCCGACGCCGGGACTCCTGAATTGCCGCCTCTGCGGGGTCGTGCGCAGCGATGACGGCGAGGAGTTGGGTCATGTCCTCGGGAGCTATTGAATCGGGGATTTCGAACAGACCATCTGAGCCCCAGGCAACAGGCAAGCTCAACCCCCTCGCCATCATCTCTTCGCCAAACATGCGCGGATTAATTGATTTTCGTGCGTTATACGTCGCCATTCTTCACCCCCAAATCTGCACCGTCACGCGGGAGACGGTCTTGATTGTCACGGTTCCTGCCGAGCAATAGAACCTGAGCCTGGCAACTCGCGCAGTGCCTTCGCTGACGTTCCTGTAGGTCGTTCCTGCGGAAGACACATCGCCATTGGTGTCAGCAGCATCTCCTCCCAGCGCGCCGATAGAAGAATTGTCACCCTCATCCCCAATCCCCACCCATGAGGCGGCCCCGTCTGTCGTATTACCAAGCCGAGCATGAAAATGGATAAGAGCGGGAAAATCTGTCCAATTGAGCCAGAATGTCGCGCCGTTGGTCACATTCACCCAGGGTGTAGTCGATGAGGTCGACTGATCCGATGACGGCGATGCGTCGACATATCTAGCGCGTTTGTTGAACCACGACAAGACATAAATCACCGTACCGCTTTGCTGGAATTCGCTAGCCCCTGAAGTGTATAACGCACCCACCAGCGTTCTGGACGAGTCCCCGTTCTTGATCTGATGCCCGTGCGTGGAGTCGGTCGCGCGCCCTGTTGCCGAGGCTTTCAAGGCGATATTCGCCCCGTCCATGTAGGCATAGACGTAGTAGAAGGTACTCGCCGACAGCCCGCTGTTCGAGAGCGTGACGCCAGCCGAGGGGATCTCGCGCCACGCCCCGTTGATGAACAATTTGTTCCCGTTGTAACGCGACAGGCGGCACTGCGTTGTGCTGACGTACTCGAAATAGCACTGCCCGAACGACAGCCCGGCGATGTTGGCGTCGGCGTAGGCTTTGGTCGCTGCGTGCAGGGCTGATGTCGGCGCCCCGGAGAGCGTCAATAGGCCGGTCATCGTGCCGCCGTCCAGTGGCACGCCGCCCAGGTTAGAGAGCGCGGTTGCTGCATCCGCGACGGCGGCCAGATTGCCGGAAGCCGACAGCTTCTCGCTGTCCAGCTCCTCGAGCGCGGCTTGTGCGTCGGTGGCCGAGATGTTGCCGGCCGGCGTGACGCTGATGCTGCTGGCGGCGAATGCATCCGGGGCGTTGGCAATCAGTACCCACTTGACCGCCGTGAGGTCGGTGGAGAATGTCCCCGACGTGTGTGCCTCCGCGCAGATATAGGTTGCCCCGTCCTCGGTCACGATGTCCTTGACCGCGTAGGCCGTCGCCGTCAACCATGCGCCCCGCACGGTGATCCCCAACGTGGTCAGAAGCGAGAGCACGTCCGCGCCGAGCGTGTGGATCTTGACCCGCCCATCCCTGATCTCGCCGTCGTCGCGCTGATTGAGCGCGAGATTGGTGAGCACGCCCGAGAGCGTCGTGACAAGCGCGTCGAACTCGGCGTCGAGCTTCGAGGCGTCGACTGTCGTCCGACCACCGGCTGCATTGGCTGCATCGTCGGTGTAATCCGCGCTGCGAGTGAAGGGGGTAGGCTGCGCCATGGTCAGTTCTCCAGGTCAGAACGCCCCG